AGGATATTTTATAGCTGGTATTAGAATTACTTATTGATATCTATTATCATATACTTAAAAGTGCATATGTCATGCTACTGGAAAAAGTTTCGGATAATCGAAATTCTACCGACTGGAGATGGATTCGGGCACCCGAAATTTTATGTCATTGTTTTGTCACAACGTTAGGATTAAAATAATTCGATAAAATATTAAAATAATCCTTGCAATAGTGCATTAAGTATGCTATTCTATATCTAGGAGGTGAGGCAAGGCAGGGCAAAACTTAATACCAGATACCTATAAGACCGCATTTGCGGTTCATACGACTTGAAAGATAGTTAGGAGGAAGAAAGGGTTATATACTGGACTTGGTATGCTTAAAACTCAATTTAAAAGGTTAGGAGGTTATTTTATGCAAAAGTCTTATAATGTCAGATATGTATTAGTGGGTAAAGGTATCACTATTTATTGCGATAATATGGAAAGGATTAATAAAAATCATAAAATGATATGGTTAGGTGATAAAGGTAATAATTCACTCGGACATATTAAAACGGGCAGTTTGCGACACTGTAAAAGCTATTTAGACGGTAATGTTATAATCAAGGGATACGATATAATATGAAATTTGAAATAGTGGCAAGGGTTTTAGTGCTGGTTTTATTACTGGCACTGATACCATTATATATGGAGATGCTTAGTTGGATAATAAAATGGTGGAAGGTGGTTATATAATGAACATTAGAACATTATTAAATGAAATTAAAGACGATTACAAGAAGTATAATTTCGAGTATTATGAATATGAAGATAACACAAAGGATTGGGAAAGATTGTTTGTAGTTGACCAAAAAGACGGGATTGGATATGTATATTATCACTATTACCAAGAAAACGGTGGATTTAGTGGGAGGGTTTCCTTATTTGATTTTATGAGGAAGTCCAATTCAGAGATACTTCATATAATAGCAGAAAGATATTATTACATGTATATTGACTACTAGAAAGGAGATTGTAAAATGTATAATTTACACTTGGAAGGCTTAAGCCTTGACGATAGGGAAAGAATCTTGTATCCATTGAAAAATGAACCGCTGGAAGATTTTGACACAATAGAAGGTATTAAATTCATGATGGACAACTGGAATTGGGAAATTGATGAAATGTTAGGAGATGATGATTAATGTTAATATATATATTGAATAACGAAGAGTTTGAAACGTTGGAGGACTTAAGAGATGCTATTGAATACGAATTGAACGGAGATTCCACTTTATATGATGAAATGCTGGACGAACTAGGAGATGTTGAAATAGGCGGTTACTATTACCCTCACAGCTTGGCACTGGAAAGAGTTGACCAAATCGCTTACAGGGTAGGCATGAATGACTATTATGACTCTGTAATTAGTGATATAATGTATGACCTGGAAATGGCAACCGATGGTGAAATAGTTTATACTTCAATTGGAGATATAGAGGTATTTGAAGTTGAGGACGGTGATTTATGATAATATACATCATATTATTACCGTTCATTGTTCTCATCATGTTAATAAAAGAAGCGTAAAAATTATACTCATTACAATATTGTATTCATTACTCTATTGTAGTGAGTATTTTTTTATTTTCACAAAATTCAGAATATTCTGACATTGACCCCCATCCCCTATATCGAACATGTGTTCTGGTGACGTTTACCCATCCCAGCACCCGAAAGTCAATTTTAAGTGTTTTCGTACGCTAAAGTGCGACTGTATTCTTAGGGAGTTTAGATTGGGAAATTAGTACCCGAGTTTTTTAAAAGTGTCCCGAAATTCTTTGGATTTGGAGAAAATGTTGACCGAATTAAAAAAAACTTACGGGTTTTGGTTGAATAATCTGACCGATTTTGGAAAAAGTTTCATAATTTTTAAAATATTTTGTATAATTTGGAATTTATTTGACGAAAATCGGATATAATATAGTGTAGGGATAAATTTTCCTATATTTCTGGTTAGACCACCATACCTCTCATTGAAGTAGCCAAGGGTGATAGATGAACTCCTAGGTTAGTAAATCTACGGTGACATAGCACTAGGTCAATACTATGTAGTAGTAAGGTTACCAGACCTACTTAACTGGTTGGGTGGCTTAGTATCCGAGATAGGGTTATTAATTAATTTAAACCCACTAGGCAAAAAGTTCTGGATGGGCTGGGAGAAGTCCACTGGAAAAATCCCCGTTTGGCAGAGTTCGGATAAACTGCCTTTAATATGTAGTAAATACTCATGTTTTTGGAACGTGGGTAAAATAATATAAAAAGGGAGATGTTTTTTGGATGGAGAAGTTGACTGGAAATGACGTTGAAATAATCCAAAGTAAGCCCGAAAAAGTCCAGATAAAAATTGACGGGGTTACACTTAACTGGGTTAGAGAGTTTCAATACACTGGTGGGATAGATGGTGTTCCAGAAATTACAGTGACCTTTGTACCAATGACGGTGAATTTTAAAAAAGGGAGAGATTAAATGTTTGAGATGAAGTCGGATTATGATATGATTGTTTGGAAGTTACCCGAGGATATGCCTTATGTGAATATTTACCCGATAGGAGATACACATTTTGGCAGTCCAGAGTTTAATTATAAGAAATGGAAATCATGGAAACAACAGATTTTAGCTGACCCGTTTTCGAGGGTTGTGTTACTTGGAGATATGATTGATAACGGATTGAAGAACTCCAAGACCGATGTTTACAAAGCTACAATGTCACCGATAGAGCAAAAGCGTATGTTGGCAGAAGAATTGATGGATATAAAACATTTGATTTTGGCAGGGGTACAAGGGAATCACGAACACAGGTCTACCAGAGAAACAGGGGATTGTCCGATGTATGATGTTATGGCTAAGTTGGATTTGGAGCATCTATACCGAGAAAATATGGCGTTTATAAAAGTAAATGTCGGTCAAAGGACTGCTGATAGACAATTCAGTTATGGTTTGGTCGCAAGTCATGGTGGAAGTAAACCCAAAGTTAAAAAGTTCGTACCCTATGTTGATGGGATGGACGTTTTTATGTCTGGACACATTCACCAAGCAAGTAGTGAGTTTCCAGCTAAAATTGTTATGGATATGAAAAATGAGGTTGTGAGATTGACCCCAGTTACCCCAGTAGTTGTTCCGAGTTTCGCTGACTATGGTGGGTACGCTATGAACAGATTATACGAGCCAACATCGAATCACTTAATGCCGATAATTACTTTGGATGGAACTGACAGAAAGGAAGTGAATATACATTGGGTTTAAGATTATATACTAAATCTGGAAATATGCACTATGTCGATACGAGTGGATTTCATTTAGAACCAGTAATCACCGACCTAAGCGAATCAATGGCTCATGGAGAGACTGTTGGATTCCAAGGTTATCATAAAGTTTCAGTAATAAACTGTAAGGAAGTTGAGTTCTTTGAAGTGGATATGCAGTTTGAAGAAGGTGCTGAAGAAAAATGGGATGACCCAGATAGAATCGGCTTTTACATGGAAGATAATGGGGAAGAAACTGATGAGGAAATAGAGGGAGATTACTATGAATAATGTTTATGTGATATTTGGTAGACAATTCTCACTTGACGAGATAAAGCAAGAACTGAAAGAGGAAGGTTACAATCACAACTTTTTCTTTGGACACCGAAAATCCTATGACGAGAAAATGAAGGGTTTGGAAGTTGCAGATGAGGTCTGGACTTTCGGAGATGTTAGAGGTTATGAGGACTATGAAATGGCTCTGGTGAGGAATTTAGATATTTGGGTCATGGGATAAAGGGGTGATAGTTTGGATATAAAGGAAGTAGAATGGTACACCCAGAAAATCATCCCCAACATTGAAAAGCGACTTACTGATAAAACGTTGTCCACTAAAGAGAAATTGGAGTTGTATAACGCTTATGTGGACACGATGAAAATAGTTGCCCCACACGATTTTATAACTTTCAATAAGTATTTGGAGTTAGACGATGACCACTCAAATCCCAACAAGGCTTTTTATCATCACAGGAAAGACCATATTGGGGATATATTCCAAGCTATGAATGATATGGAAATGTATGACAAGTATGATATGGTGTTAATATCCCTTGCACCTCGTGTGGGGAAAAGCCAGACGAATATACGCTTTATTGCATGGATAATAGGTCGAAAACCTTGGGGTACACAATTGGCAACATCATATTCCGATGCGATAACATCATCATTTTACGCTGGTGTTATGGAGATAGTGTTAAGTGACAGATACAAGGAAATATTTCCAGAATCTCCGTTGGTGAATCAAAATGCCAAGAAACAAGAGATTTGGTTGGGTGATTTAAAGCGTTATCCGAGTGTTAGTTTTGTTTCTATTGGTGGTAGTATGACTGGTAGGAGTGAAGCTAGTCATTATTTATTCGCAGACGACCTTGTTTCTGGTATTGAGGAAGCTATGTCTGTAACTAGATTGGATAAGTTATGGCAGTTATATACCGTAAACGCAAAACAGAGAAAGAAAGACGGGGCGAAGGAGGTTCATATTGCGACACGCTGGAGTGTGCATGACCCAATAACTAAGTTGGCTAGGGAAAATGAGGATAATCCACGATGTAAGATAATAAATGTACCTTGTTATGATGAAGAAGGAGAAAGTCAATTTAATTTCAAGGGTGGATTCAGCACTAATTATTACAAGGAATTGGAAAAATCTATGGATAAAATATCTTTCGGTGCGTTGTATATGTGTAACCCGATAGAAAGAGAAGGATTATTGTATCACGATGAAGATTTACAGTACTATTTCGACCTACCAGACGTTGAAAGTGAGAAAAGAGACAGTGTTGTGGCAGTTGTCGACAGTAAAAACCTTGGAAAAGACAATGTGGCGTGTCCAATAGGTGTTATTTACGGTGATTTGGTCTATATTGAAGATGTTGTGTATAATAACGGGTTGCCAGAGGTCACTACTAACCTTGTGGCGAATAAATTAGTGGAACACAATGTTGTACGGTGCGATGTTGAGATGAATAACGGTGGGAACTATTATGCCGAAAAAATTGACACTTTAGTTAAGGAAAAAGGTGGGAAAACAAGCATTAGAATGTTTTTTACTGGAAATAACAAAGATACTAAGATAATAACGTATAGTGATTTTGTTAAAAAGCATTTTGTTTTCAAAGACCCCTCCCAATACAGTCCTAACGGTGATTACGCTAGATTTATGAAAGACGTTTTTGCTTGGACACAAATGGGTCGCAACAAATGGGATGATGCACCAGATAGTCTAGCTATGTTGGCACAGTTAGTCCAAGAACTACAAGGAAATAGTGTAAAGATAATTGATAGGAGGAAATTGGGGATATGAATTTACATGGGAGAAGGAAAATCATCACCGAGTTTAAGCAAGGTGATATGTTAAACGCTGAAAAAATGGTTAAGTGCTTGAATACGTCATTTGAGATTCACGCTATGAACAAGGAAGAAATTGATTATTTGATTGATTATAAGAACGGAGACCAGACTATACTGGATAAAATTAAGACCGTTCGCCCAGAAATCAATCATAAACTGGTAATAAATCACGCTGAAATGATTAGTAGGATGGTGACAGGGTATTTTCTTGGTAATCCGATTCAGTATATCCAGAACGGTTATAGTGATAAGAAAGATGCTATTGACCAGTTGAATAGAGTTGTCCAATATGAGGATAAGGCTAGTGTGGATGAAGAAGTCGCTGAATTTGCAAGTATCACTGGTGTTGGGTATAGGATAATTTACAGAGATGGTGTTTTTGGGGATGAAGTTCCGTTTGAGGACAAGGCACTTAATCCAGCAACTACTTTTGTGGTTTATGAGAATA